ATTCTATGATGTCGGTAATGCAGGAGTTGCAGAATAATGGCTAATTCAGGAAGAATGACAACTGGTGCGATTCCTCGCGCCCTCCAACTAGGTGTTGATGATTGGGTAAAACATTTGAACAAAACCTACCAAAGCGTAGGTCAAATGCTCTTTACCAAAAAAGACAGTCACGGCAAAGGATTCTATGAAGCTGTAAGTTTAGCAGGAATGGGTGAGGCCAGCCGTAAAGGTGAAGGTTCAGCGATTTCTTACGATTCTTTAGATCAAGAGTTCAATGCTCGATGGGCAGTACACACCTACTCAAAAGCAGCCCGTATGACCATGGAGTCTATTGATGATAATCTTTATCAAGACATCATGCCAATGGTATCCAAAGAGATTGCAAAATCACTGGTATATACCAAAGACGTCAAACGAGCAGAAATCTTTAACAACGCAATCACCTCTGGTGAGACCGGCCCAGACGGCAAGGTGCTCATTGCAACTGACCATCCGCTTCAAGCCGGTAATACCAGTGCCAACAGAGCGGCAACCGACGCAGATTTCTCAGAAGATTCTCTGGAACAAATGATCATCTTGATTGATGGTTTCTTGAACCCAGACGGTCTGAAATCAATGTACAGTTCTAAATATCTCGTTATCCCATCTGCATTGCAGTTTGAGGCATGTCGAGTATTGGAATCCAAGTTGAGAACCGATTCTGCTAACAACGATATCAACGCAATCAACAAGAAAGGTATTATCGACGATTATGTCGTTTGGAAACATCTGTCTGATTCTGATTCTTGGTTCGTAACAACCGATGCCGAAGATTCCCTCGTAGAAGTTAACCGAGCTGGAATTCAACGCAGAGAACACAACGATCCCTATACCTATGATATGATTATCTCCTTCTACGAACGCTACAGAATGCTGTTCAATGATTGGAGAGGTATCGCAGGTTCCTTCGGAGCATAATCAGCTTACCCTCTATTGAGGGTATATAACAGTCTACCCGCGAGAGCGGGTAACAACCTATAAGGAATTAAAATGGTTGCACCAACCAAATTTAAACAATTACAGGTAGGTGACAAACTAAACTCCGGAATCGGAGATTTAGAAGCATTCGGACACGTGATATTGTCTCAATCAAAACTGATATCTTTCAGTGATGCAGGCAGTGCAGTGGATGTTTGTGTGTTACCGGCCAAATCCCAAATACTGGAGATTTATGTAGATGTATATACAGCTTTCAACAGTTCTGGTACAGATTTACTAGATATAGGAGTATCAGGAACAGCAAACTTGTTCGCAGACAATCTGGATTTAAGCTCGGCAGCTCGACTGCGAGGTTCCAGTGACGTATCTCAACTGGCTAACTATGACGACATAGGAGATGCTCAGATAACTGTGCAGGCCCTATACACTCAATCAGTAGCAGATGCGGCAGCAGGTTCAGCACGAATTACAGTCGTATATGCAGCAGGAAATGATCTCAGCTAACCTATAACCCCTGACGGGGTTATCCTTTTATGGAGCACATGAATGGCTAATACCGTAACACAAAGAACACTGCTAGGTAGTGGCAGCGAAAAAACCATCGTTCGATCAATACACATCTTATCTGATGGATCAGAAGAAACAGATTTAGTCATTTACGATAATTCTGCTTTTATAGCAAACACAGCAAAAGGCAAATTGGAAGAAGTCTGGATATCAGGCAGTGACTGTATTGCTCGTCTCGAATGGGACCAAACGACCGACTCACCCGTATTTGCAGCTAATCCATCTAATGGTGGCTATTGGGACTTTCGTTCATTCGGAGGAATCAAAAACCCAGGTGGAACCGGAGCAACTGGTGACTTAGTATTAACAACAGCTTCGTTGGACGCAGCAGACGAAGTAACAATAATCATAAAAATAAGTCAAAACTAATGACAGCACATGTAATCACAGACAACAGTTATTATTCAGATATATCCGAAGGTAATACATCAGGCAAATCTGTAATACATAAATTCGGCAGACACTTAGGAGTAGGTACTTCTTTTGTTCCCATATCTGTAGGAGGCATATACAGGACCCCTCAACCAGCAGCTGCTACAACACTGCGTATTAAAGCAGGAAACGCAGCAGATACGTCTAATGGAGCAGGAGCTAGAACAGTCTATATAGAAGGTTTAAACGCCAGCGGAGTACTGACATCTGAGACATTGACTACCAATGGAGCATCAGCCGGAACAGCTTCGTCTAATTCTTATATTCGACTGTTCAGAGCTTATGTAGCTACATCAGGGACATACGCAACATCAGCTGCTGGATCACATACTGCGAGTATCGTAATAGAAAACAGTGCCGGAACAGAAAACTGGGCTACAATAGATGCTACTAATTTCCCTAAAGGACAATCAGAAATTGGAGTATATTCAGTACCTTTGGGATATACCGCATATATAAAAAACATTGACATTCATGTAGAGACATCAAAACCAGCTAATGTGTTATTGTTCCAAAGACAAAACATATTAGAGACGGCAGCTCCTTATACTGCAATGAGAGCGGTCTACAATGTGATAGGCACAGTAGATGAGGTAATACTACCAAGGGAAATGCCTCTTGGCCCCTTTCCAGCTTTAACAGATTTAGGTTTCATGGGCAGAGTAGCATCCACATCAGCGTCAGTATCTGTCTTTTATGACATTATATTAATAGCCGATTAAAATAATTTAAAAATTACTTGACATTTACTAATTAGTATACTATAATGATAACAAGGTAGGGGCCAAATCCTTACCGTATCAGCAGGCGTTGGAAGCGAAGCTGAAACGTGTCCAGTGTACGGAGAAAGGACTGGCGAATTGTGAGAACGAGATTAGGCTCACCGCGAGAGGACCAGCCTCTTATTGAACATGGAGCTGAACAGACTGGGCAAAATCCTCGAATATTCCCACGCTCTCGCCAGCTCCTCCACTATTCCGAGCTTAAATGGACAAAAAATACAACATAGGTGATTGGTACGTTTTCTGCGATATATGTGGACAGCGTTATCTTGCGTCTGAAACAGTCCAGTTAACAACATATACAGGCAAAGGCGGATTAATCGTCTGCCCAACAGATGCCGACAAAATAGACCATGGATTAATTCCCTTCACAGTAAATGCAGAACAAAACGTTCCTTTTACTCGTGTAAACCACACTGATACAACAAACGGTTCCAGTCCTATAAATTTAGAGACGTAGGGACCTAGATGAGATATAAAAAGAACGACTGGTACGTCTTTTGCGATATCTGTGGAAACCGCTGCCTAGCCTCAACAACCACACGGTTAAATAATAATACAGGCAGAGACGGTTTAATTGTATGCCAAGATGACATAGATCTCACTGATTACGGAGTCATCCCCTATACACCCAGAGCAGAACGACCAGTCGCCTTTACTCGGTTAAACCACACGGATGCGTCAAATGACTATCCAGTTTACGATTTGGAAACCGACAATGTAGGCGATTTAACATTTTATACATTCTTAGCTACCTCTCAAGGTACTAACGAGTTTATAATGATGAGCCAAGAAAACACACTGTTCAAATACGCTCAAGAAATAGATACGGCGTCAACAGTAGAAGAATATGGCAGTTACATATACATATCAACATCTCAGAATCTGAACGAATTATTAATACCTAGTCAGTATACTGACGAGGACGTCATAATAGCTTTATCACAGGATAAGTAATGAGTTTTAGTACTAAGAAAGTAAACGCACTGACCAATGTCGGAACCATCCAAGATGGCGACGTACTGGTTGGTGAGCGTGTCAGCGGTACGACTGTATTAGTTACCTATTCCGAACCTTCAGGTGTTACAGATGGAGATAAAGGTGATATCACAGTTAGCGTCAGCGGAGCAGCTTGGAACATTAATACTCCTGGATCTGTTACCGTTGCGACGGACGACAAGGTTCTGATAAAAGACACTAGCGCAACAGATGCTTACAAATACGTTACAGCTCAGTCCATAGCAGATCTGGCTAATGCGTCTCCTGGAGGTTCTGACACACAGATTCAATACAATAATGGCGGTTCTTTCGGAGGAATATCTCAGCTAACCTATAATGGCACTAATGTGTCACTGACTACCGGGCTGACAATCGATGGAACAGCCGATGAAGTCCAGTTAAAGGTTCAAGGGCATTCAA